CCTCTTTTGAAACTCTCTCCACCAACACAAAGGGGCAGGCATCCGGAGCCCGTTATCGACGTTCTGTACAAGGGACATCTAATGGCTTTCAGGTTCGAAAGGGCTTGATATCACGTATCGTACGCAAACGCGAGACGTGGGTTCCGGGAATTCTGTCGTGGTTTGAAGGCCTAAGCGACGTTAACGTCCTTAGCTTTGACCTCGGTGTCGGAGAGAAGTTTATCCAACATGTTATCGATCGCTACGGCCAAGCAGGGTTCTCTAGTGGTGGAAGCGCTTTTACAACTATGCAAGGCATTGGCAAATACGGAGTATTTGACGATGCTGATGCAGGTTACTTAGGCACCGCCAGCGAGATCTATTCGGCTGTTTACGATCTACAGAATCACAATAGCGTGGTCTCTGTTTGGGAGCGAGAGAAGACTCGAGTCTACCCCCACTCCGAACGTGACGCGTTTGAGGTCAGGTACCAAGCGGCCGAATCAATGAAACTCACATTCTGCAAGTGTGCAGATGAAATGTTTTTGACTCAAAGCGATTGGCTTTACGTACCCCCCCCCTCTTTGGGTGATTTGTATGATAACATGTCTGAGAAAAAGGAAGATGTGACTATGTCACCTCCATCCCCACTGGTAAGGTCCCCAGTGGAGTTAATACCTGCGGAATCAAAAAGACCCGCCCCTGGTAGAGTTGTTACTCCCGTTCCTAATAACAAGGAAATCATCACTTGTTATCCTTCGCGCTCCCTCGGAAACATGCTTTCGTTTGTTTCGTCTGAGTGGCCAGACAAGTACAAGGCATCCAGTGCGGATGTCGAGTTCTTAAATATCTGCGCCAAGCTCCAGGAACCTCTCACCGTCCATGTTAGGAACAACATGATTGTGAAGGTTTCTGGGGTTTCAGAACCAACGAAGCTTGGTCTCAAGTCCCTTAAGGGTAAGAGACTTTTCACATTTGGCACTGTTCTTGTTTGGAACAAGGACGGCGCCTGTGATTCGACCGGTTTCCTAGGTGAGGCTCTTAAAGAGTGGAACGAAAATAGAATTTGCGAATGTCTCACGGAGATCCTCGACGTAGCCGTCGTTGCAGGGTTCCGTATCGCGAACCTTCAAAATGATGGAAAATATCACCGCTTTGATCTGCAGAAGAGAGTGAAGTACTACACTTCGCTGCTCCCCGACAGTCTTCATATGGACAGTTGGGCAGATCTGATGAAGTACAAATTGACAGCGTATTTTGCAGCCAACCTTGCTGAAGAAGAGGACCAGGCCGTTCTGCCGACCGGATTCCACCTTGAAAAGGATCTCCCGAGATTTCTCATGGGAGGATCCTTTTCGAGGTGGGTCCAGTCGCTAAAACAGCGTAGTCCCCTTCTTTGGCTTAGCTGGCTAACCACGGTATCGAGCTCTAAAAGCCTGATGCCAAAGTTGTCCCAGTGGAAAGCCAGAAAGGCAGCCACAGAGACTTACAAAAAGCTGACAACTCGTGTCCCTCGACACCACAAGAACGAATTCATTGGTTATTACGACCAGTGGGTGAGATTCCAAGAGGAACCAAACTCTAGAGTCAATACGTTCTTATGGGCGACGGAGGAGAACCTGCTTCATCAGATCTCGCGGACAATTGACGAGATTTTCCCAGAACCGATTAGTCAGGAGGACATCGAGAGAATCTTTGTTCCTTCTACCCGCTCTTGTTTCACACATAAAGTGCGTGATGGAGGTGCTATGGCAGCACTTCAAGAGGATATGGTTGGAGCACGGATTTTAGCAGACGACTTTAGGAAACAAGTCGATCTGGTAATCCTAGCCCAAAAGGAGGCAGAGTTCTCTGGCCCTATCCTATCGGATCTGACTTTCGAAGATATGCGAGAAATCGGAGACCCCCTACTTCTTGCTGAAGAGGTGGCCCGGAGAATTCGCGAGTTACCGGAAACACTTGTCGGAGAGGCTATCACTGTAGATAGCGAGCCCCTTCTTCAACGTTACCGTATATTCTTGACTTGGATGCGCGAGCATATTCCTGAGGAGAATCGAGTCTCTATACTGCCTTTGTATGAATCACTCAAAATGAGAGTGATCACCAAGGGAACAGCACAGTATAACTTTTTGTCTCATTGGCTTCAGAAATACCTGCACGACCGTTTACGTCGCCACCCCTGCTTCCAGCTCATAGGAAAACCAATCTCCTCGAAGATCATACGAGAGAGAATCGGTTTCTTGAGAGCAAATGAGAAGTGGTTAAGTGGTGACTTTGTCGATGCTACGAATGAGATGGAGGGGAAGATTTGTGAATCAACCCTTACCATGGTTCTATCTCGTCTGAATGTGCCTTCGGTGCACTGGGAGTACCTTTATAAGACTCTCAGCCACCATATGGTGCAAGATCCAGACGATCCCACAGGTGAGACCTTCAGCCTTCAGCTGATGGCCCAGCTAATGGGGTCCATTTTGAGCTTTCCCATTCTGTGCATCGTAAACGGCGCATGTGCACGCTGGGCGATGGAGGTATCTGAAAGACGCCGCCTTAGCCTTCGTGCCGCCCGCCTCTTAGTAAACGGGGACGACTTTATCTGTCCACTCGACTGGAGGATGCGATCGGCCTGGAGGGCCATCGTCTCCCTGGTTGGGTGGAAAGAGAGTCCCGGAAAGAGCTTTTTTTCATCAAAATTTCTCATGATGAACTCGGCCCTTTTCGTCCCTGATTACGAGTGGGGTTCTATTGATCAAGTCAAGAAGGTCAAGTGCGGTCTCCTTATGGGAAAAGGAAAGACTGGCACTGGTGACCTGAATACGGAGACTGTTGGAGAAGCTGCCACCCAATTATTGGATGGGGTTCCTCCCGAGTGGGCCGATCGTGCTCTAACGATGTTCATACGTAACCAGAAGAAGGTCCTAGATCTTGCAGGAATTCGTTCCTATTTCATCCCACGCTGGCTTGGCGGACTTGGTCTGCCAGGTAAGCCGGACGAGAAGGATAGAAGGATTGCAAGGACCTATCTTATGAACGGGTTACGTGTCCCTGTCTATGTCCCTGATGTTCCTTATCGGATGCATCAAGAAGTGATGGATAAGATCCCCGATTTGGAGACCCTCTATTCCCTCACCTCAGTGGACGGACAGGAGCCTCAGGAAAACGAGTCTGGCTTCTCCCGTCTTTACCGTGATATCTGTGCAGAGATCTTTCTCACTAGGCCACTGTCGAATTACTTCAACAGCAACCATAAGGAGAAGGATCCCTCTGTCTATATTAATAGAAAAATACAGAAGCAGATATCACAGGTCCGAGAAAGGATTATCCCTGGACTTGGTCTCACTGACTTTGAACTTTCGCGACGCGAAATTGACCGAATGTTTCCGGTGTTTTACACAGGGGACGTGGTGGAAGGAGATGATGAGTCTCCCAAAAAGAGCTCGGGCCTTATGGCCTCAGCTTTTCCTCTCCTTAGCTTTTCAGCTTAAGGACCACGCTTGTCACATGTGGC